CCGAGGTGTTGCCGGATTGTGCCGCCGGAACTGCGGCACGAGGGGTTGAACGCAAAGCATAATAATCCCTGTCATCGCCGTAGTCGTCGCGTCCGTCGTCTCGGTCGTCGTCAGGCTCCGGGTAATCATCGCCCCACGGGTCAGGCGGGTCTGGATAATCCGGGTCGTCCGGGTCGCGGTAATCATCGCCCCAATCGTCGCGAACATCACCGTCCCATTTCGGTTCTTCCGGCGTTCCTGTGTTCTGCCACTGGCTGACATGGTTTCCGAGGCGCACTTGTGAGACATCAAGACCTTTCGCGAAATCCTCGAACCGTTCATGGCTCGGTGCAGCTCCCTCAATAGACGATTGAGCCGATAACTTGATATATTGCCGTTCCTCGTAGGTGATTTTAGGGGTTCCGGCAATATGGTAATCAATAACGTAACCCCCTGTCTGGTGAATAATATCCTTTATCAGTACAAGCCGGGCCGTGGCCGTATTGTAGTCAATGTTATACACCAGCCCGAAACGTACCCACAGGGCGTTCAAAAACTCCTCCACTGTACTGTCCGGCATAAGGTCGGCATAGCGTATTGAGGCCCTGCAACACGAATCAGCGGCATTGTTTAGAACGACAAGACGCGAAAGTTCGAGCGATTGTGCAAAAGGATTGGTTACAAGTGTCAGCCCCATATCTGCAAATATCAATTCCAGAATACGCCAGACACGAAGGAAAGGCGAAACCATATAACCTTCGGGAACGCTTACCTCCGTTATTTCACCATTTATCAGCCGTTTTACTTTGGTCGGTTGTTCAAGGCCACGGGAACCTACCAAATTCAAAACTTCCCAATATATTTTTTTGTCTTTGTCGCTGCCGGTGCTTTCATTGTTGACAGCGAGTGGAAACACGGCAAAATCATCTTTCTGCGGGTCTGGCTTTTGGTAAATACGGTATAATTCATCAAGAAGCAGGTCAATCGGGTAGCCTTGTTGTGAAAGGTCCGGCGTATATGTCGGGAGATTGGAAAGTTCGGAAAGTTTCTTTTTCTGCCATTTGGCGTAGGCTGTGGAGTTATCAAACCCCACATTAAAGGTTATCCCCTCCTTTTTCCCCGCCTCGGTGATGTTCATTGCACCACGCCGGATATATGCGCCGTCTTGAATCTGCGCGATACGTTCGGGATTGTTGGGGTCAATACCCGCGTCAATCCTCGCCGGAAACGATAGAATCCTATTGTTCCGGCGGGTAGTCGGAACGGTTGCCGGTATTGACTGGCTTCCCCGCTCGTTGTAAATAGGGTTGGAATCCTCTATTTCAATAGAGAAATCGGAAGGGAGGTCGAGAGCTTCGCCGTTGATTGTTATTTCCATAAATATAAGCGGTTATCTTTTTCGTGTGAAAGGAGCGCGGGCGCGGTTCATTGTGTCCTCTGCGCGTTCCAAATCGCGTAATACCACGTATGCCTTCAGATTCTTCAGTGCTTTACGAAGTTCCTTTATGGTGGCCGTCAGTTCCGAATAATCGGGAGCCGGAGCGGCTGAAGTATATCCACCTTCAGCATAACCGGCGGAAGGAGTTCCGACGGGAATACCTTGGCTGAGGAGTTTGTTCCGGCGTATCGCCTCGATAGTACCCACTGCGTCAACCACACGTGGGTTATCCATTATCGGCTTCGGTACGACATATTCGCCGCGATGAACGACACCCGCCACCTCGTAGCGGTCTCCGTCGCCCGTATATCCGCCGTCTGAATACCCGGTCAGCACACGTTGGGCGGTTGCCGGTTTGGCGGCCGAGCCTCCGGCGGTATTGCCCGGCTGCATATTCTTGATTTTGTCGCGCTCCGCCTTTGCCTGAATCACTTGCGCTATGCCGGTAGCGGTCAGAAGGGCGGCGGCAATAGCTCCGCCAATAGGGCCGAGGTCGGCGAACGCCTTCATAATCGAAACCGCCGTGTCGGCAACGATTTGCGAGATTTTTATGGCAAAATTGACATCGGCATATTTCTTTTGAATTTCAAGTTTCTTGTTTTCCTTTTCTTCTTCGAGGGCTGCGGTATCCTCCCCGTTGTTCTTTGCTTGTTGTATCAGGACATCAAATTTCGCGTCGCTCTTGGCAATTTCCGCGTCCTGAATGGCTGTGAACATGGAGCCGGAAAGGTTTGCATAATAATCGAAATACTTTTTGGCATTATTGACCCCGATTTGCAATTTCTTACGCTGGTAATCCTTTTCCTTGATAAGCCCCTGACGGTGGTAACTTTCAAGCTGTGCAAGTTCGTGGTCGTATTGCTGCGCCCATGATGTACCTGTTAATTCCTGTAACTGGTAAAGTTGTTCGAGATATTGGAAATTAAGCGCGGCGATTCGTTGTTGTTTGTTGGTTTCGAGTGCCACGGCTTCCTCCGTTCCTTCTCCCACGGCCTGAATCATGGTGTTATATGTCGCCTCAATATTACGTTTCTGAAGGTCGTAGGTGTCGGTGATACCGGCGTAACTGGTGGTATCGGTCATCATATCGCGCAGAAGTTCGGCCCACTTCCCCGTGTCGGTGAGCGTCTGCGACTGCATACGCCTAATATCCACCTCCAATTTTCCAAGTATCAGGCGTTTATCTTCCGCGCCGAGATAATCCGCGTTCTGGACCTTTGTATAATAGTCCTGAAGTTCCTTTAACTGTGAATTGTGAAGCTGCTGTTTCTGCTGGAGCAAATAAATATTTGCTTGCCCCTCCGTAACTTCTTCAGACATTACGGCATGGCGCAACCTCTGTTCCTGAGTGTCGTAGAAGGCTTGTTGTGCCGCAAGTCGCTGCTCGTGTCCGTCGGCTTCCCTCTGGGCTATTGCCTTGTTAATTTCCTGTTGCGCCGCCACAATCTGCTGGCCGATTTGATTCTCACGCGCCTGAATCTTGTCGAGGGTCTGTGTGTGGGTCGCGTCAGTTTTGGCTTTAAGGGCTTCAAGAGCTTTAATCAGGTCGCCGGAATATCTTATTACTTCTTCATTTTTCTTTATGATGATTTCGTATTCCGGGAGGTCTCCCTTCAGCTTGTTTATAGCCAAAAGATTCCGCTGGTGCAAGTCATCAGCGGCGGCGGTGGCTTCATCGAGAGAATCCTCCCCATATGTTCCGGGGGTATGGTGTTTCTTGTTCTTTTTAGAGCCTTTGCCCTTCAGGGTGCGCAGTCGTTCTTGGATTTTCTCTTTGCGGGCCTCGATAGCCTCAAATTCTTCATCGGTTTGGGGGTCGAGTTTGCGGAGTTCCTTCAGTTCCTTACGGAGTTCCTTAACCTCGTCCACAACCGCATGAGCGGCGGAGCTTGTACTATTCAGGCCTTGGGTAACGTTGCCGGTGGTAGTAGTGATTGTTTCGTCAGCTGCGGTAAAAACGTCCTCAATATTGATTCCGTTGGCCTCCATATCGGCTTTGAAATCATTGAGTGCCTTTGTCGTTGTGGAAACGGCGCGATTGGCCGCGTCGAGTTCCATTTTCATATCATTACCCCAAACTTGCTCTGAACGTTTTACATTGACTTTTTCGCCTCTCTTTATTCGGATTGTGGGTAAGAATGGAATATGTCTACCGTATTCAGAGTAATAAGTCCTGTCATCTTCGACAATATCATTTTTATGCGCATCCCACTCTTTCTGTGCCTTGCGCTGGCGCGATTTGGCGGCCTCCTGTTCGTTTATGTATTGTTGGTATTCATCTTTATAATAGGCAAGACGCATACGTTGTTCCATAGATGCAATATATTCGTCGAGAGCCTTTTTATTGGCTTTCAACTTTCCGCGTTCTGCATCGAGATGTCCGTTGTATTCCGGGCAAACCCTATTTATTTCCTGTATGGCCTTCAGACGGCGTTCCTTTGAGGCGTTTTCATTTTCCGCGACCTTGACAAGTTCGAGCAATTTTGTTTTTTCTGCGGCGAGTTTATTAGTAAACTCCTCACGTTTCCGGGCGTGTTCCTTTGCATTTTCCGCCATCTTTTCCTCGGCCTCGTTAAGTTTCTCGGTAGCCTCTGCCGCGTCATTGGTGCCGGAACACCATGTATAAAGGGCTGCGCCGAGTGCTGCCAGTGCGCCGATAACTGCCGTCCACGGTGTCGAGGCCATTGCAACCTTCAGGGCGTTGAATGATGTTGTGGCCGCCTTGATATTGCCTATCATAGCCTTGAAGCCGGTAGCCAGAAGGAGAATCGCGGCCCTGCAAGCTGCCATTATTGCAGAACCGGCGCGGAGTGTGGTAAAATAAAGTTTTGTCGCGGTATGTGCGAGGAATACGGCAAGTTTATATGCTGCGAATCCGGCGGCCACGCCTTTAATCAGACCTCCGAATTTGGTAAGCCATTGATAAGCCTCCCCAACCCACTGAACCAAAGAAGTCAGGGCCTTGATTAAATCCTTTATCGGGCCGTTTGTTCCTTCAGATATTTTCAACACCAGTTCTTGCGCGGCTGACTGAAGTCCGGCCATCGCTCCAGCCACGTTGTTAGACATGGTGGCCGACATATCGTTGAACTGCTTGTTTACGTCGGTTATTGAATCCCGTAATTCTGTAAGAGAATCCGCCGAGTTCAGGAACGTGGAGAAGGCGGCCACGCTTCGTTTGTCCGTCAGGTCGAGGGCTTTTGCGAGGTCAATCCCTTCATCATTGAGTTTCTTTAATCCTTTTGCGAGGTCATCGGCATTTTTTACCGGGCCACCGAGGGCTTTTGCAAGGTCTCCGTTAGCGTCGCAAAGATTAAGAATAATATTACGGGTTGCGGTGGCTGCGCTTGAAGCGTCAAAACCGGCATTTGCAAGCTGTCCGAGTAATGCCGTGGTATCTTCAATCGACAGACCGAAAGCATTTGCAACCGGGCCGACAGTAGAGAGCGAGGCTTCCAGTTTGGAAAAGTCGAGCGCGGTTTTGGTAGTGGCTACGGAGAAAGTGGCGAGAACGTCCTCCGTCTCGCTTGCGTCCTTGTTGAATATTCGTAGGGCTGCGCCCGCAAATGCGGAGGCGCGGGCGAGGTCTGTGTCTACGGCCTTGGCAAACTTCAACACGGCCCCCTCCATTTTTATAATCTGGTCTTGCCCGAATCCGAGTTTTGCCAACTCAATCTGAAGCCCGGTAACTTCTGCTGCGGTGTATGAGGTTGTTGCGCCCAGTTGCCGGGCTGCTGCTGTCAGTTCCTTTATTCCGGCTCTTGTTGTTCCGAGGATTCCGGCAAGTTTGGAATTTGCTTTCTCAAATTCCACAATGATATTGAAGGCATTTTTGAAAGACCCTACCACAAGGGCCATAATCGTCATGCCTATTGCAGAAAAGAACCCTATAAGGGTTTGCTTCATCTTTGTGAGCGAAAAGAATCCGCCCTGAAGTCCGCGGGCTGAGGCGTTGGCTTTGTCAAGTGCTGCCTGAGTTTTGTTTATTTGGTCGCGTAATTCTTTATAACGCTTAGGGTCTGCGGCTTTGGAGGTATTATTAAACTCACGCTGCAAGTCTTTCAACCGCTTGCGGAGTTGGGAAACGGTCATTGTAGTAAGGTCAAACCGTTTCGCTACTTCGTCCATTTTACGGCGGTTTTCCGCCATAGCACGGTTATTCTGGTCGATAGACTTACGGAGATTATTCCATTCTACCGACCCCTTCTTGCCCTGTGCCTCCAGTTCCGCCATTGCCTTACGGCTGGCGGTCGTTTCCGCTTTGAGGGATTTATTTGCCTTTTCTAACTTGTGGTATTCCTCTTGCGCCTGTGTCGCGTTGAGAGTGAGAACCCAGTTAATATAATCGGGGGATAACTTCTTAGCCATTGCGCCAATTTGTTTGTTGGCGCAAAGGTATTAAGGCACGGAAACGTGCCGAAGGACACTAAATTAACCCTCCGTCGGCATGGTGGCCCACGCCGGAAACCGCTCCATTCGCTTCGTCAGCGGACGGACGGTCGATAACCGCGCCGGATTCGCGGTAGCATTTCTCAACAAAAGCCCGATTCTCCCGATTCCATGTATCGAGGTTTTCGCGCATGATTCTTTTCTTCCGGGCTTCAGACATCGCTCCGGCTCTCGCCCAGAGGACGAGCCATTTCCAAAATGTTCTGTGCCGTTTCATCGTTCAAGCCCTTTCGTTAATAATTCCGTTATCAGTTGGGAGATTGGTATTTTCCGGCGGTCGGCTTCGTCGCATATCATTTCCAAAAGCCATGTCGGAAGATTAACGGAGAATTTAGTCCTTGCCACTCCGTCAATCGGTTTCCTTCCGGCTCCTTTGCGTGAGCCTCCGCTGCCATATCCGCCCATAGTAGTAATGTTTTGATATACAAAGATAACAATTATTTTTTGAATAATGCGGAAAAATTCAAAAGAAATAAATATGTTGTAGAACATATTATCGCCCGGAACCGTTAGGCTCCGGGCGATATGCAACGGCGGAAGTATGCGGGTTATTCCGTGGTATCGGCCTTTTCTTTCCGTAATTCGATTTGTGCCTTTATCTGTCCGGCTACTGTGATAGCGAACGTAAGGAAGGCCGCCCAGATAAATTCAACGCCGAGGGAGGCGAGAATGGTTACAAGTGCGCCGTGGATTCTCCATAAGGCGACCCCGGTAAATATTCCGGGAAGGAGAACGGCGAAAAGTTTTAGAATCGAAGTGACGATGTTTTTTAACTTTTTCATATTGATATTATTTTGATTGGTTGTTGATTTGTTTCAGTAATTCCGGGAAATGCTTTTCGAGCCAGTCGCGGTATTCATATTTCACGTTCTGAAGGGTCTCCTTGTATAATATTCCCCAGACTTGGCGGTTATAGATTTGGTAATTACCGTGTCGCTTCATGTCGAGAAAGCGGATATATGTCGGTAATGTTGTTTCGGTCCTGACACCGGCACCGTCCGGCGATATGCGGTAACGTGGATTCGTCAAAGCTGCCATAAGTGCGCCGCTGCGTCCTTGAATAGTCGCGCCATTCCGCTGTTCCCTCACTCTGTCATGCCCTTTTTGATATATGCGCGAAGAAGCGATAAGACGTTGAGCCTCCAGAATGTCGCGGATTCCTTTCTCAAGCTGCTGCTTGAAATATTGTGCCTTGATTCCTTCCGTTTCCATTTCTTCAAGTAATTATCTTGAATCCGACAGACCACCCGGCGAAACCGGCGAAAAACTGTGTTTCCGGGAGTGTGTTCAGAGTTGACACGTCAAAGCGCATAAGCGGACACCCTGCGGCGAGGTCATCAAGCATTTTCGATTTCAATTCCTCGACTACGGTTTGCGAGGTTTCGAGAACGCTCCATGTTTCCCGGCGTTGGGGGTCGTACTTCTCCATGACGAACACCACACATTCGTTTTCCTCCTTGAAGCTGTCAATGTTCTTTGCTTCGCTTTCAGCCGCTGGAGGTAGGACAAAGAGAGTAACCGAACCTTTTTGAAGGGAGGTTATTCGTTTTGCCATAGCCTCGTCAACAGTAACGGGAATAACCCCGGTAATGAGTGGAATCCTTTGCGCGAGGCGTTCCCAATATTCCTTATATGCGGTAAGATTTATCATATCTGCCCGAAATAATGGTTAGCCTCTGCGGTACGGCGTTTTACCAGACCGGGGAGAACCTTGCCGCCTCCGTGTACCCACTTGGCGAAGTCGGCGCGGATTGTGGGGTCGGCGGGGTCGGTCATCACTTTCTTGAAAAGCGTCGATTTCTGGAACGCTCCGATTCCGATGTTATAAGCCAGCGAAACAAGTGCATCGAACTGGTTGTTATTGATTCTCGCGCCCCTGAGTTTCGCCGCCACACCGTCAGCGAATTTCTTAATATCCGCCTCGAAAAGCGCGTCAGCCTCGGCTTGTGTGATACGCTTGCCGGGGAAAACATCTGCCCCGGTATGTCCGTAGCCGATTGTCAGCACTCCGGCGGGGCAACGGTACGCCGTCAGCCGACAGCCTTCCCACGCCTTGATTTTTGATTTAATAGACTGTGAAAGTTCCATTATGATTTATTTTTGTGAATTGTTTTTGTCGTGTATATACTCGAATTTGCATTTGTAGAGATACAGCAACACTTCCCAGAAGTCGGCCGCCTCCACGTCCTTGACCGTACCGAACAGCCTGGCGGTGGCAACCTCGAAAGTGATACCCGTCCACCCTGTCTTGTCATCAGGGCGGGAACCGCCGGAACTGCGGAATATTATGCGTAGGTCTATTTTCTTACCGTTAATATCAATCGGCCCCGCCTGTATCGCGCTCCATACCGATGAAAACAGTGTCGGTGCATGGAAGGCGAGAAGGTCCGGCACGGAAGATTCTCCCGGTATATGGTAAAGAACACGGGCTATATCGGCATAACCTTCCGCCACACCTTCGGCATCCGCCTCTGCCAGACTTTCAAAGATAGTAAGACATTGCACGAACTCGCCGAAAGTGATACCGTCGAGCCAGTCGCCGGGGCCCTTGAATCCTTTATACTCCGGGAGTAGGTTAACCGGGGTGTCAAAATCGAGGCTCTGACGCTCCACACCGTTGACGGTTTTTGTTCTGAAGAACCTTTCTATAACTCCCTGCTGCTTCTCCAGTTCTGCGATATGTTCCGGCTTCAATATGGTGTAATCCACTTTCTTCAGCCCAATCAGGTAAGAGAACCAGCGTACACGGAAATAATCAGGGTCTATAACTCCGCCTCCTAAAGCGAAGGCGAGAAAGGAATAATATTCATACTGCGCCGGGGTAAGTTCCCCGACACAGACGGGAATATCGACGGAGCGGCCGCGTGTGGTTATTGTTTCCATTAGAACGACATACCTTTACTGTGAACGATAGGGCCGCCGACATACGGCACTGTTTCCACACCCTCGGCGTTGAAATCCGCCACAACTTGCTGAAGCCGGTCGATGCACCGTTGAGCGTCAGCACCCAGCGACGCGGCCACGGCTGCGCGGGCTGACTGCTCGGCTTTCAGGCGGGATTTTACCGGCTGCGACTGCTGCACCTGAACGACTCCCTCCGGGATAACTTCGACGGGCAGACGTTCCACCGCCTTCTGCATGGTGAGCAATACCACGGCGCGGGCTGCTATGTCTCCGAATAACTCGGTTTCCTTTTCGCTTCCGGCGAGAATCAGCCCCAGCACCTTGCCGCCGAGAACCGGCACGATCTGTGCTTGCTGAACTTCGCGCATTATCGGAAGGAGCGTAACGAATAGCCGGTAAGAACCGATGTTATAGTATTCGTCGAACTGCTCTTTTGTACGAATCAGACATTTGTTGCGGAGCCTGTATTTATGCGAGTTGACCCAAAAGGGGAACTGGAAGCGTTCGAGCGATTCAATAAGCGCGTCCGTCGCCTCGTAAGCCAGACGCAAAATATTTTCTTCGTCCTTGAACTCCTGTAATGCGGTAAGCCCTTTTTCATTCTCTCCGAGACGGCGGGAGCGTCCGGCGGTGTCGTGCTGCGCGTCGAGTGTCGGGATTATCTTCAGCCAAGTAAAGAAAGCCACCGCCTGTTGCAGATACTTCAACGCGGTTTCCTTATCCGGGTCAGACTCCCCACTCTCGTAGAACTCCGCAAGGGCTTCCACCGGCTCATGACCGACAATGGCCGCCACGTCGCGGATTCCGAAGGGAAGCACCGGCTCCCACTTGTCGAAAGTAATGTCATTTGCTATAAGCCCGACGGCGGCGACAACTTCCGCACTGCCGTTACCGTCTCTGTCAAACAGTTTCATCGCGTTTCAGTTTATAGGGTTTCCAGTCATCAAAATCTTTATTGAATGACCGTATATTATCGAATATTTCTTCTTTGTAGAATCGCGCCAGCCCGGTATCAAGAGTTATAACCGTCTGTTCACAGCGCGGATTACTGTTGAGATTGGCCGAACCCTCCACGGCAAAATCGAAACGCTCACCGAATCCGGCCATAACTTTGGAATGATTGCGGAACACCGCCACACGTCCGCCCCTGAAAGCTGCCGCTCCTTTCAATGTGTTGTAGACCTCTACAAACTTTGAATCGAATATTTCGCCGAGATATAGGTCGATACGTCCGATAAGCCCCTGACTTTGCCAGCGCAAAAGTGTTTCCGCGTCGGTGATAGCCATTGAGAACGTAGAAAGCAATATATATTCGAGCGGTTGCTGTTTGAGGATAGCCCGTAGATATGTAAGAGCGTCCACGTCTCCGAACGAAAAACAGTGATACGCTTCGCCGGGGTTGAAGTGCCACGGCAAAGATTCTTCAAGGAACAACTCCGATTTTACGCGGCGTTCAAAATTACGGCTCAACGTGCGATGAACCCCGGTTTTCTTGCCTGTGTTCATATCTTCGCCGCGTTCCTTGCCTTCATCTTTTCCACGTCCGGCGGCCGTTTCCTGTTTCTCACTGTTTCCGAAAATATTACGCATTGGCTTTCATTCTGTTTTCGGGGTTGACATTCTTTTCAGCCTCGACGACTGTACGGTAAAGACCGATTTTTATATTTGAACCGGGGAAATTCACATCAATGAACTGTTGGAACGGTCGACAAAGCACCATGTCCGGCACGGAGGTTTCAGTAGCGTTATAGACTTTCAGGGCGTAGAGTTTTTCCGAACCGCTTCCCAATTTGGTATCAAGTATCAAGTTGGATAATGAGGGGTCCAGACCGAACCCGGAGGTGGCGGCCGCCTCGGCTTTCTTGCAGATAAGCACCTGCGCCTCGATATACTCCTTTACCTTGTTGTCAATAGGCACTATCTTCCAGCCCTCAAAGTTTCCGGCTTCGGGATTCCAGAACTGCGACGTATGAAGGAACTTCCCGGCGTTTTCCCTCCCGGTCATCGCTGCGGCATAATGCTCCATCGCCTCGTCCTTGAACTTCTCCAGCATTTCGGGCGAATACTGAATACCCTTTTGCTGACATATATCCTTTATCCGGGCTTCGGCTGCGTCCCAGTAAGACTGCGGCGATTCTATATGTTTGGATATGGCCGAGGCGTTGGCGTTATAAGTGGCGAGCAAGGGCGCGAGTGTTCCGGCCAACTCCAGCCAGTCGAACGCACCGATAAATCGCGGAACGCTGTAATGGTCGTGTCCAAAACTGTAAATATTATAATACGCCAGAGACACCGGGTATTTCATCGGATTGGCGGGGTCGAAAAGCGGATATAAATGCGAGGTCTTGCTGTCAGGCACCGGCCAATCGGCCACCATTGCCTCGGAGGGTAATGCATTGTCGCCCGGCCAGACAAAACGGACTTTTGAAGCCGGAACGTGTTCCACCCTCACAATGCGCCCCGCTCCTATCCGCGCCCCTCTCGAACGTGTGAACTTCACCCAAAAGCCCTCCAGATGACAGAGGTCTATCAGGCAGCGGTGCATTTGGGTAAGATAGTCGGTTTGCTGGAGTGCTGCGGTAATCTTTTCATCAATTACCCATTCCCTGTAAAAGATATTGTTTTCGTCCACCGCGTCTCGATACAGGCGCGGGCCTTCCCCCCATTGCAAACCGGCTTTCTTGCCCATGATACCCTCCCCGGCATAGAATTTTTCGAGCAATCCGCATACGCGCCCCGGCAAATTATTGTCAGGACCGAAAGGAATTATCGGCGTTCCGTTAACGTTCATATACTTGTAGCCGAATGAGCCGGAGCCGCCGCGCAACATAAAGTGCGAGGGGGTCCAGCCACGGCCGCCGGAATTGAGGCTGAAGGTAAATATTTCTCCGGCTCCGTTGTCTACGAATCCGAAATTTCCGCTTCTGCGTATCATCGTGGTAATGTTGAAGTGTTAGTTTAAGATTGTGCGGCGGCCGTTGAACTCTACGATTAACGGCTGCCAGCACACACGGGCAAGCCCGGTCTCTGTATCAGTAAAAAATAATTTGTATGATGAGCCGGAAATTTCCTCGTCGGAGGCTTTCGGACGGACGCGGGCGGCGTTAATCCTCACAAGGTCGCCGCCGTTGCGCGTCTGTCTGTTCCACTTGCGGAACTTAATCGAAAACGTTCCTCCGGCGAGGCTAATCCTTTTCATTTCCTCGATAGCCTGAAACAAATCTATTGTCTGCGGTTCTTTATCCATGGCCATACGTGGTCAGCTATAATTACATAAATGACATAAAGCACCGTAAATCCGAGAAGTGCCGTTCCGATAAGCGTTTCTAAAGGGATAGACGGGTCCACCTCAGTCTTTGTTTCTTTCTTTTTCTTGGTGTCTGTGTCAGTCTTGCCGGAGGCTTCGGAATGACGCGTAGCGTTAAGCCCATAAAACCATTTGCCCTTTTCCGTCTGCATGGTGTTTGCACCCTGTAAACGCCAGTCATAGTTCCAGATGATAACCGTCGGACGGCCCGCTGAATCTCTTTCAATCTCGACTCTACCTCGTTCATCAGCGCGGACGTTGGAGGAATCGGCGCGGGTCTCTTTTGTTTTCTCGGCGGTAGCGGCGGCGTTGAATGTAGAATCTGCGGAAGATTCGGAAACTTCCTGTATGGTTGTTTCCTCGACAGCTCCCTTAGTAGAGCGACAACCGAACAAAATGCCGAAGCAAGCTGCTGCAATGCAGACAAGCACATACGCGAATAATTTATCATATTTTTTCATAACCATGAATCTACTTTGCGATTTCGTTTAATCGTTCCTGAACATTTGCCTTGAATTTGTCGAGTTCATTAGCGTAATGAATGGATATTCCGAGCAAAGAGGCTACGAACGTGCATAAGATGCCGAAGGCGGTAATAACCGAACTGTGTATCTCTCCCTCCGGCGGAATAAATAGACCTATAAAAAGCAATGTCAGTCCGGCGGTCATCGTAACTACTGCCAGAACATAGATTATCACCTCCTTGAAAGAAAGTTTATCAAATTCTTGTTTCAGATGCTTCATATCGTAGGGCGTTTATTATGCTGCAAAATTCCTTATATTATGGCTATGAGCGAAGGACAACCCCCGAAAGTAAGCGAAAAACGCCCGATTCCCATCGAGCGTCTTTCTTGCCTATAAGTTACGATATTGGTAACAATCTTCTTTACCTTGAAATTTATTCCTTAACGACTTCCCCCGATTCCTCTGGCTGCGGATAGTTGGAATCGTGACTATCGTCTATGTCGGTGAATGTTTCTTCCACACGCTCGGCGATTTCTTCTTCCGTCGGTTGTTCCCGGCACTTGTGGCGGGCGACAGGTCCGGCGATTGTTGCGAGGTCTTGGCGTATGCTGTCAATGGCTCGGAGCGTCGCCACTGCTTCCATATCGTCCATACCCAGTTCCTCGGAGGCGTGGAGTACGGTATTAAACAGGCGGTCGAGGGTGCGCCGGTAGTAGTCGTATGTTCCGGCGGGGTGCTGAAGTCCGTTTATCGCGGAGAGAGCTGCGTCGCTTACTTGTATGGTATTGTTTTTCTTTTCCATGATTTTCTATACTTGTGATTGTTGATTGTTTACCAGTCTTTGCCGACACCGAGTCTGTCTTGGCGTATGTCGCGGAAAGTTTCACGTATAGCCCACGGTGTAAACCCGACAAGGAATACCAGTCCGCCATAAGCGGTTATTCGCTCGCTGTCAATGCAAACGCCCCACCATGCAATAAGGGTGGCGATTACGGATACAAAGATACTGAATTTTTCCGATGTAAGGTAAATAATTGCTTTAATCGGTAGTTTCTTCGCTCTCGGCCGGCATAATTCA